TCACGAAAGCCCCGCTAACGCGGGGTTTCTTCTTGGCCGGAACCCAGGGCCGCGAGCCCGACGCGCAAGCTACGCGCAACCCAGTATCACGTCGCGGCCCCCGAGCAGCCGGCGCCGCCCCCTCTCTACCCGTCAGAAACGGTCACAACGGTCACAACGGGCACAACCCCGCTGTGGCGGGGTTTTCAGGGCGCCGGTTGTGCCCGATCTGTGCCCGATCGGCCCCGTTAGGGGAGCCGCGGGCCGCCGAGGCGCAGGCGCGGATCCTCGCGCGCCTGTTGGATCGCCTTCTCGGCGCCCAGGCGGGGAGCTTCGTCCAGCTCGTCCATGACGTGCCCGTAGGTGCCCAGGGTCAGCTCGGCGCCGTGGCCGAGCTGACGGGCGACGTAGTGGACGCTGCGGCCCTCGTGGAGCAGCAGCGAGGCGAAGCTGTGCCTCAGGTCATAGGGCCGTGCGGCGGGTAGGCGGGCGTGGTCGAGCGCGGCCTTCCAGGTGCGTCCGCGCCACTTCGCGTACCCGGTCCATTCGTCGCCTTCGGCGCCGGGGATCACGGGCTCGTCAGCGTCGGGCCGCCCGCACGCCAGCCGCCACTCGCGCAGGTCGGCGGCCAGCGGCGCGAGCAGCCGCACGGAGCGCCGCGAGCGGGTCTTGGGCGCGTTGACGACGATCGTCTTCTCTAGGACGTGCCCCCACCGCAGCGCGATCGCCTCCTGCGGTCGCAGCCCCGCATAGGCGAGCACGCTCACGAGGACGGCGTCACGGTGCCCGAGGTCGAGGCCGTTCCAGTCGCGCTCGGACGGGTCGCGCGGCCGGCGCATCGCCTTGCGGATCCGCTCGACGGCGGCCGGCGCGAGCGGCCGGACCTCAGGGGATGGCGGCAGCGGCGCGCGTCGCACGAGGCGCTGCGGGTTCGCGGGGATCCTCCCGGCCTCTGCGGCGCGTTGCAGGACGCCGCCGAGGAAGGTCAGCGCCTTACGCGCCGTATGCGGGCCGGTCCCGGCGGCCAGGAGGTCGGCGTGCCAGCGGCCGATGATCTCCGTGTTGATCTTGCGCAGCTCGGTGGCGCCCAGGTGCGGGCCGATGTTCTTGCGGTAGAGCTGCTGGTACAGCGCGCGGGTGCGCGGCGCGAGCGGCGCCGCGTAGGTGGGCACCCAGGTCTGGGAGACGTAGGTGTCGAGCGTTTCGCGGCCGGCGTCGAGGTCGTCGAGGGTGCCGGTGCGTTTGCGCCGGACGATCTCGGCCTCGAAGGCGTCGGCGTCGCGCTTGCGGCCGATGGTCTTCTGACGGTGGCGCCCTCCGTCGTCGATCCAGCGAACCGCCCATTCGCCCTTCGGGGTCTTGTGGACACTCATGCGCCAGCGCCCCAGCCGAGCACGTCGAGCGCGTCCAGGTTGTCGCGCAGCAGCCGCACCGTTGACCGCGCGTCCGCCACGTCGATCGCGGTCGGCGCGGCCAGGTCGCGCAGGTCGGCCAGCCGGCCGGCGAGGTCCGTCAGCACGTCCACCGCGTCGGCGAACAGCAGTCGCCGGGCGAGGTCGGCGCTCTCGGCGGTCAGGGTCAGCGTGACGCTCCCGGCGTCGTTACGGTTCGGCACGTCCATAGGATTCATCCTCCTGTGGGCCGGGGGCGGGCCGTTTACGCGGCGCCGCCCCACTTTGATCTGAGGCGGCCTACCCTACGCCGGGTCGCGGTCGCCGTCCAGCGCGGCGAACGCTGCGGCCACCCGGTCGGCGCGGGCCCCGGTCGCGCGCTCCGGCTCCGGGACGGGCGGGCGCGGCACCACGCGCTGGCGGTCGATGTAGTCGCGCACGTCGGTCTCGTCGATCACGAACCGCCCTGCGATATGGGACCCGGGCAGCTCGCCGCGCTTCACCAGGCCGCGCACGTTCTTGGTCGAGGTCCGCAGCGCGCGTGCGACCTCGGCGACGGTGAGCAGGTTCGTCATCAGTTGTTCTCCGGCGGCGAGAGCGGGATGCGCACGGCGTTGGCGATGCGCCCGTGCTCGACGGCGCCGACGTGCGCTACCCCGGCGATCGTTGCGGCGCCCAGGAGCTTCTCGCCGTCGTCGTCGAGCCAGACCAGCACGGGCCGGCCGCCGGGCCGTGAGAACTCGACGATCGCGCGGCCGTCCGGCGCCAGCCGCCAGCGGACGTCGGGAACGTTCTCGCAGGCCGCCGCGCCGAACTCGTCGATGATCCTCAGCGCGAGCGCCTGGCACTTCTCGGCGGCGCCCTCGCCGAGCGCGTCTTCGATCTGCTTCTGGGCCTCGGGGTCCATCACCAGTCCTCCTCCTTGAGTCGTGCCGCGAGGGCCTCGACGTCCTGTGTCGAGCGCCCGTTGACCGAGCCCGCCTGCGCCTCCTGCGGCGGGCGGCCGGGGTCGTCTTCTTGATCGGGAAGCCAGCGGGCGAAGGCGTCCTCGAGATCCGCGTCGCGGCGGTACCCCTTCGCGGAGGTGCCGTCGACGCGGATCGAGCGTTGCTTGATCTCGTAGTGGCGCAAGTGCTTGGAGACCTCGCGCGTGGAGATGCCCTGGCCCTCATTCCACCCGCCGAAGCTGAGGTCGTCGTCTGCGTTGAGCGACTCGGCGAGCGCCTTCGTCATGACCGTCTCCTGCGGGTCGATCAGGTCTCGCAGCCTGCGCAGGATCCGGGCGCCGTGCGTCTCGTTGGAGTCCGGCTCGGGCGCCAGGTCGATCGCCGCCTGACGCGCGGCGATCGGCCACTGTCCGCCCGCGAGGTCGGCTATCGCCAGCAGCGGCCACCAGGCGTCCTTCGCGCGGTTGCGCAGACCCTCGGGGAACCCAGGACGCGCGTCGCGCAATCCCACGGCAGCGACGATCGCCCAGCGGGCGAGCCGGTCGCGCAGCTCGCCGGCCTCGTCGTCCAGCAGGTGCGGGAAGAAGTCCTCGACGGCCTCGCCGGCCTTGCGCCTGCGCATCCGTATCTCGATCGAGCGGGACCGGATCGTGTCCGGCAACTTCGCGGTGTCGATGCCGGCCAGCGCCTTCGCGCAGTAGACGTCGAAGTCCACGACCTTCTGATCGGAGCCCTTGCCGACGCACCGCGACGCCACCGCGCCGGCCCTGTTGCCCGCATTCAGGATCGCCCTCACGCCCTCTGTGCGCTCGGTTGACGATCCGAACAGCGCGTCGATCTCATCGAACAGCAACGTCGGATGCTCGGCGTGGATCTTCCGGAAGACCGCGGCCTCGGTGGCCGACGCTGCGCGCCACGGACGCGCGACCAGCAGCTCCATCACTTCCAGCGCAAGCGTCTTGCCGGACTCCCGTTCGGGCGAGACCAGCAGCACATACGGGGTCGCGTGCGCGCAGCTCACGGAGTGTGTATGGGCGATCCAGAGCGCGACCGTCACGGCCGCCGCTTCGCTCGGGAGCACGACGAACCGCTCGACGAAGGCGCGCACGTCGTCGAGCACCCCGTCCAGGTCCACGGGCTCAGCCGCGAGCGCGTCCACCTCGGGCGGGACGTGCTGGCGACGGGTCATCGCCGGGCCTGCCAAGCGGCCACGGCATCGCCCATCATCGCCTCGAAGCCGCGGGGTCCAGCGACTTGGCAGCGCTCGCAGTAGGAGGCGAAGACTCCGACCTCGTACTCGACCGTGATCGCGGCCTGCGGGTCGGCGCAGCGGCAGCTCGGGCAGCGGTGTGCGAGGGTGATCGGGTCGCGCCGGGCCGGATCCAGCCCCAGCCGCCCGTAGGCGCGCTCGACCCCGGAGAGCCTCAGCACGACCCGGCCCCTTCGCGGTCAAGCTCCCGCAGGACGGCGCGCACGTTGCGCTCACCGCGCGCGAGACGCGCCTGCGCCGTAGGGTCGCTGCGGGTCAGCCGGCGGGCCGCGGCGATCGTGTCCAGCAGCGACGCCGCGACCTCGCGGCGTCGCTCGTGTTCGCCGGGTTCGCCGCTGTCGCCCGAGCGGGCGCTGGAGCGCGTCGCGCGGTGACGCGGACGGCGGGCGCGGCCGGTGCGACGGGGGCGCGCTGCGCAGCAGGCCGGACGGCGGACGCGGCTCTGCGAACGGGGCCGCCACCACGGGTCACGGCGCATCCCGAACTCTTGTCGGCGGCCGTGGCGCCGCGCCTGGCGGATCAGGCGATGCCAGCCCAGCGCGCGACGGTTGGGGTCCTCGACGGCCTCTACGTTCGCGATCTCGCAGGTGTAGAGAAAGACGACCTCGACCCACTTCCCGCGGGAGCCGATCGGGACTTCTTCGAGCTGGCGGGCGGGGTCAGCTTGGACCGACACGGCGGGCGATCATGGTGGCGGTGCGATACATGCTCGGCGGATGGTTGCGCTCCGGTCGGATGGAACGGAAAAGCGCCCGACCCCATCGCCCAGGGACCGGGCGCTCCGCATGCATCCGGGCCCGCCACAGACCCAGCCGCGTCCCTCAGATTAGGCGGCCTGCCGGATAGCAGAGGGCCGGCCCGCCCCCCGGCTTCCACGCCGCCGCGAGCGACGGGCCGGCCTTGCGTCCGCGCGCGGGAGACGGGCGCGCGACCTTCCCCGCCGAGGCCGGTCGTGCACACCCACGCGCCGGCCCCGGCAGCGGAAGCTATTAGGGCTTGATGCCCACGATGCGGCAGACCGCGGTCGGGTTCGGGACGATCAGGTCGGCGCGGAGCTTCGCGCGAACCTCCGACTGATCGCTGTTGAACAGCCTGCTGCGATCGACCTCGACCTCGACGTCCGCGCGGCGCACGAGCACGACCTGGCCGGGCTCGTAGACGTACACGCTGGAGCAGTTGCTCGCCGAGCCCTGCGTCTCCGTCACGGAGAGCTGCGTGACGTGGACCGGGAGGCCGAAGATGGTCGGCGGCGCGTCCGCGCTCCCGTTGCCGACCAGCGGCCGGCCCTGGCTGTCCTTGAGCTTGCGCACGGTGGCCCAGGTGCGCGGCCCCAGGACGATCGCGCCGGGCTTTGCGTTCGCGGCCTCCAGCGCGGCGAGCGCGTCGGCGAACGGGTCCAGGCTCGTCACCTGGCCGCCGTTGGTGCCCATGCTCACGGAGCCGATGCCCGAGACGTTCGCCAGCCCCCGGATCTCCGGGGCGGTACCGGACCCCTCGAAGATCCCGAGGTCGAGCTTGAGACCGAGCACCGCCACGAGGTGCGCGTTGAGCACGTCCAGGACGGACGGGTCCGAGTCGTCGATCACCTCGTTGGAGAGCTGCACGAGGTGCGCGAGCTTGCGCGGCGTCGCCACCACGGAGGCGAGCGTCGGATCACCCGCGGTGATCGCCCCGGCCTCGGCGTACCAGCCGGGCGCGACGTCCGCGGTCAGCGCCGGGAACGTCACGGAGTCCCGCTCGGTCGCGATGACGCGGACGCCGGATGCGAGCGCCACGCTCGACGCGCGCAGCTTGTCGAACAGGTAGCTCGACAGCTCACCCGGCGAGATCGCCGCGGCCGTCGTCAGCGCCCGCGACTCGCCGCGACGCACGCTGCGGATCGCATCCAGCACGCGCGTCTCGATCGGCGTCTCGGTGGTCGCGGCGCGATCCTCGACGCGCAGGCCGGCGGCGGGCCGCTCGGTGGTCGCGGTCTCGGCGGCGCGGTCCTCGACCTCGCGCGCCGCGGCGTCGGTGTCGGTCGTCGTCGGGTTGTCGGTCTCGGGCACGGGTGCCTCCTCGTCTTCTGTGTTGTCGGTGGGCACCGCGCGGCCGTGGCCGCCTCGTGCGCGCAGCTCGGTGGCGGCTGCGGGATAAGCAGGTCTGGTGACGAGCGACACGTCGAGCAGCTCGCCGATCGCCTCGACGGTGCGGGTCTCGCCCTCCCAGGCGTCGCGGGCGACGACCATCCGCCAGGAGCACGCGGCCAGGTCGCCGCGGCGGACCATCTCGCGCACGTCGGAGCCCAGCGTCGTCGGCGGAAGGTCGCACTCCCAATGCAGCCCGTCCGAGCGGTCCTCGACGCGCAGCGTGCCGGCGGCGGTGCGACCGAGCAGCCGCGTCACGTCGTGCTCGACGACCGCGACCAGCTCGCCCAGGTCGGCATCAGTGAGCGCGCCGGGCGCGATCCGCTCCCGCCATCCGCCCAGGTCGCGGGACTCGACGTTGTACGGGATCACCCCGACCAGGCGGTTGCCCTGCACGGCGGGCTCCCCGAGCGCGCGGTCCTCGACCTCCCCGGCCATCGGACGGTCGATGGTGGCGCTCACAGGCTCGGCTCCGACGCCTCGGCCGGCAGGTTCTCCAGCCGGCGGACCTCGCCGCGGGTCATCCAGCCGCGCTCGGGGTCGAGCGCCTGCGCGTACACGGACGCGCGGGTCGCGGAGTCCGGGCGCAGCAGCCCGTCGTACAGGAACTCGCAGAAGACGGAGCGCGGCGACAGCTCCGGGTGCCCGGTGATCGCCTGCTCGATCGCCGTCGTGAGCGGCGCGAGCGCGGTCTGGCGGAGCGCCAGCGTGCGGGTCTCAATGTTGGCGTAGGTCATCGAGTCGCCCGACTTCGCGCCGATCATCTCCGGCGGCACCCCGAACGCGCGCGCGACCGCGGCCGTGGAGAGCGCCACGCTCTCGACGTACTCCGCCTCGGCGTGGCTCAACGAAAACGGCTTCCAGTCGATCTCGTCGGAGCCCAGCACCAGGATTCCGCCGGAGCCCTCGCCGCCGGCCTTCGACCAGGCCAGGTCGCGCAGCATCTCCCTCGTGCCGGGATCGCTGGCGCCGCTCTTGACCGCCAAGACTCCGCTCGGGCGGGCGGCGTTGCGGGCGAACGCGGCGCCGTGGCCGACGAGATCACGATTGAGTCCGATCGCCGCCGCGGCCTGTTGCAGCGGGGAGAGCCCGAGAACCCCGTCATCGGAGACCGGGTGGCGGACGTGGCACACGTCGCGGCGCGTCAAACGTCCCACCCCGTCGCGGCTCATGTAGTCGTAGACCGTCTCCCCGCCCTCGACCTTCACGACGACGCTCTCCGGCGGCAGACAGGCGAGCTGCGCGACCTGGCCGGAGTCGTCGCGGAACAGGCCGATGAAGGCGTTGCCGCGGGTCAGCAGGTGCACGCCGATCTGGCCGAGCAGCCCTGCGCTCGTGCCGGTCGGCGTCGGGCGGTCCAGCAGCCCGGCGAGCCGGCCCGTGTAGGGCTCGCGCTCCCCGTCCGCCAGGCGCCGGTAGGTCTTCAGCGGCAACGTGGCGATCGTCCCGGCGACCAGCCGCACGCAGGCGTACACGTCGGCGACGCGGAGCGCGGCCTGCGCGGACACGGCCGGCGTCGATCCGGGCTCCCCGGCCCCGAGCATCATCGCCGGGACGTTCGCGCGCGTGAGCGCACGGTCCTCGGGGTCGGCGGATCGGCGTCGCAGCAGCGGCATCTCACCACGGAAAGTACGTCGCCCGCCGGACGTATCGTTGCCCGTGCAACTGTGACCGGCGCAACTACATCGACGCTGCGCGCCTTCTGCGCCTTCGCCCGGGAGCGATGCGGGATCCAGGTCGAGCCCTTCCAGCGGCGGATCGTGCGCGCCCACTACAGCCACCGCGAGACGCTCGTGCTGCTCCCGCGCGGCAACGGCAAGAGCACCCTCGCCGCCGCGCTCGCGCTGCATCACCTAACGAGCACCCACCGCCCCCAGGTGATCATCGCCGCGTCCTCCCGCGACCAGGCGCGGGTGCTGCACGAGGCCGCCCGCGACATGGTGCTCGACTCCCCCTGGCTCGCCGAGCGTGTCGATATCCGCTGGCGGGAGCTGCGCGCCGGGGGCGGCACGCTGCGCTGCATCAGCTCCGACGCCGGCAAGGCGCACGGGCTCGGCCCGTCATTGGTGATCGCCGACGAGCTGCACACCTGGCCGCCGGGCGAGGGCGCCGACCTCTACACCGCGCTGCGCACCGCACTCGGCAAGCGCGACGCGCGGCTGTTGTGCCTCACGACCGCCGGGTTCGATCACGAGAGCCTGCTCGGGAAGTTGCGGGCGCGCGCGCTGAAGCTCCCCCAGGTCGAGCACAAGGGCACGCTCACGACCGCCAGCGACCAGGCCGGCGGCCTGGCGATGCTCGAATGGGCGATGCGCGACGACGCCGAGGCGCTCGACCCCGGCGCGCTCGCCGCCGCGAACCCCGCGAGCTTCGTCACCCGCGACTGGCTCGCCGAACAGGTCCACGCGCCCGGCCTCAGCCCGTGGGCGATCGCCAGGCTGCACGGCAACCGCTGGACCGCCGGGGAAGCCGAATGGCTCCCCGCGGGAGCATGGGAAGCCTGCCGCGAACAGGATCCTGTGCCGGACGGCGCCGAGGTCGTGCTGGCCGTGGACGTCGGCGGCACCCGCTCCCAGACCGTCGTGCTCGCCCTGACCGACGATCTCCGCGTCGCCGCGGTCGAGGCGCTCGAAGGAGACGAGGCCGCGATCGGCGCGACCGACGTCGTGCGCCATCTCGCCGACCGCTACCGGGTGCGCGAGGTCGTCTTCGACCCCTGGCGCTGGCGTGCGGAGGCGCTGCGCCTCGAAGCCGACGGGTTCGCCGCCCCGATGGTCGAGCTGAATCAGTCCAACGCGCGGATGGTCCCGGCCTCCGAGCAGCTCTACGCCGCCGTGGTCGAGCGCCGCCTGCGCCACCCCGGCCATCCGGTGCTCGACCGCCACGTCCGCGCAGCACGAGCCCGCCAGACCCCGCGCGGGTGGAGGCTCGAGAAAGCCACCCGCGGGGAGCCGATCGACGCCGTGATCTGCCTGGCGATGGCGCTCGACCGCGTACAGACCGCCGAGACCGCCAGCCCCATCGAGGTCCTCGGCGTGATCTGAGATGCCCTCCCGCCCCTGCCTCGACTGCGGCCGGCTCGTGCCCGTCGCCCAGGGCTCCCGCTGCCGGATCTGCGCGCTGCGCGAGCGCCGACCCCACCTGCGCGCCAACCGCGGACGCAAGAGCTGGACCCAGACCCGCGTGCACGTCCTGCTGCGGGACTCCTACCGCTGCCGCTGGTGCGGCGGGGAGGCGCACGAGGTAGATCACCTGACGCCCGTCGCCCGCGGCGGCAGCGACCGCCCCGAGAACCTCGTTGCCGCCTGCCGCGCCTGCAACGCGCGACGGGGCGCCAGGCCGGCCACCTGAACGCGGGATCGCGCGGAACGTGCGGAGGTTCGGCAGCCGAACCTCGCCGCTCACTTGCTTTGGCGCGCTGGGGAGCTATCCGTTCCAGCAGCACCCAAAAATCCGGTGTAACGCTTGTGCCCGTTGTGCCCGTTCTGGACGGGTACAGAGGGAGAGCGGATCGCCGGCCCCTCGATCGCCCCGCCGTAACCCTTCTACCGCTCCCTGTTGTGAGTGAGATTCAGTGACCGCGCGCGAGGGAGTTTGGGCACGCCGCGCAAGATACGCGCAACTCAGGATCACTTTCAGGGGAAGCGAGGCTCCGCGACCTGTTCGCGGAATCTCGCGTCGTTGCAGGGCTTTTCGTGCCTTCTCGTGGAACTTCGCGGACCCTCGTACCCCCGGATTTCTGGGCTCCGGAGCAAGAGGCCGCAGGTTCGAATCCTGCCGGGCGCGTGGCGGCATCGACCGGTGCGCGCGGGCCTCGACCCGGAAGGCCTCGCTCGATGACGTCGCCCGCCGGAATCTAGACTCCGTCCGGTGAGCTTCTCCCGCGGCATCGACGATCAGGGAACTCCGGGCGAGCCGGTCGGCCGCGGTGGCGCCGCGCAGGAGGAGGTCCGGCGGCGCGGCGCGGGCACGCGAGTCGCCGCGGGGACGCTGGCCTGCCCGTCCTGCGACGCGCCGACGGCACCGCCCGCGCGCCCGCTCTCGCCGGTCGAGCGGCTCGACTGCGGCTACTGC